TATTTAACACTTCCATCTCCTTCTAGCCTGACGTAGTCTAGAGTTAGGATCTTTAGCGGCTTTAGGGAATTTTTTCATTTGTCCGGCGCTTCTTGCGCAGAAGGACTTACGTCTCTTCGCAGCTTTTGACCCTTTTTTAACTTTACCGGTCACGGCTGTTTTTAATTTAGAGCCGGGATTCATTCTTCTATAGGCTTTGACACCGGCTCGTGTCATACCTGCTCCAGATTTTGTAGATCTGAAATTTTTTTTATTTCTTGCAGGCATTCTATCCTGTCTTCTCATTAGATCATTCCTTTGTAATATTTTTTATAACTCGGATTACCAACCTTGACACCACCTAGATCTCCAGAAATATATGTTCCTTTGTAGTCTCTTTGTGCTTGTCTTATCATAGAATTACCAACTGATCCTCCATCTGCTTTTTTACTTCTTTTGGCAAATGTTGCAACATTAGTTGGTTTTGGTCCTGTATTACCGGCTGCTCTTTTTCGTTTGACAGCACTCGCCCTTTGCGAGTCGCTCATCCGTGTGGCTTTTGCAAGTGGGACGCATTTTGGATATTTCCGTTTGGCGTCCTTCTTTTGTTTTGAACGACCACACTTTGCGAAGGATCCATCCTTTCGCTTGCTCCCAATATCTACCCATTTTTGTTTGAACCATTTATCAAGACCATTTTTTGCCATTACATCATCTTTGTTTTTTTACGTCTATTATTCATAACTTTACCACACCCTCTAGCAATAAACCCACCACTTTTATAACCTCTGTTTGGTCTGTTGAGTTCACCCATCAAACCACCTTCAGCTTTTTTACCTCTAAAGTCTTTTCGTTTTACTCCAGAAGGATCTTTAATTTTACCCGCACAAATTTTAGATGCGTAGGCATTAGCATATGCGCTTGGGTACACCTTAAATTTTCTCTTCGCAGCAGCCTTTCCTCGAGGGCATAGTTTAGTCATTATTTTCTCGCTGTTTGTTTTGCACGTTTAAAGTCAGACGCTTTAGGTGCACCTTTAGCACCTTTCTTTCGCATCTTACCGCCACGTTTACGTTTGGCGTGAATGTTGGCATATAAACCTTTTCCCGCCATTATTTTTTCTTCTTTACTCGTCCACCTTTTTTCATAAAGCCCATTTTGTTTCTAACGGCTTTAGGAAGTTTACGTAGACCTTTCCCTTTTTTTCCTGATGGTACTGGTTTCATTATTTTTTCCTATTAAGTTTTTTTAAAGTCATAGCAAGTCTAGCACGTTGTCCTAGCTTACCTTTTTTCTTCGCAGCGGCTTTTAATTTTGAAGCTGGGATTTTTTCGCCTTTCTTTATTCCTAAAGATTTACGTAAAGCTCCCGGCTTTTTAATTGCCTTCTGTATAAAATCTTTCGCCATAAACTACTTGTTTATTTTGCCAGATTTTTTAGCTTTAGAACCAAATCTTCCATAAGAATCATCTCTTGAAGCTTTTAATTGTTTCTTCGTTCTTTTCTTTTTGATTCTCATAGCGATAGATTCATCTTTTCTATCTTTGTAGCCTTGTTTCTTTTTCTTAACACGACCACCTTTTTTCATCATAGGTCCACCTTTCATACCCATATCATCTGGATAGTAACCTGACTTCATATCTCTTCTTCTTGTAGACATTCCGCCACCTGCTTTTTTTACTCTTCCAACTTGTCCTCTAGGTTGAGCAACTTGTTTGTTATAGTTTGGATTTGCCATTATTTTTTTCCTCCGTTGTTTCTAAATATTTGTGTTCCCTTTATTCCATAAATGCTCGCCACGACAAGGATCCACAAATTTGTAAACCACGACGGCAATGACGCGAAATGGTCAAAGAAAATTTTTACTTTGTCCATCGCAGTCGGATCGTCACTTACGACTGCCCAGGCCAAAATCGCGATTGGCGCCGAGAGAATTAATAAAACTGCCTCGTCTTTCCAATCTGATTGTCTGGCTTCTAGAAGTTTACCTTGGTAAGCTTCTTTTCCTTCAGCCATACGCGAAGCGTGCATAAGTTGTGCTTCACTCATAGCCATTTTCGTTTTCTGCTTGTTAGCATAAATTTTACTACCAGCAGAAACGGCTAATTTAATTGCCGATAACCACATATTAGTACCAAGTAGCTTTTACAGGTTTTTTGTCAGGTCTCATTCTTCTTGTGCCTTTAACGTCAACCGTTTGTGATGTAAACGGATCAGTCATTTCCACAGGAATTCCACCTTGTTGCTCACCTTTTGAGTTTGCGCCAAGTTCAGGAACAACTTTTACATTGTCTCGACCTTTTCTTATTTTTTTAACCATAGTTTTCTCCTTAATTTCAGTTATATCTATTTTTTCTTAAAATTTCTACCAAAATCGTGAATCTTGCTTTGGTCTGCCATTGTTTGTTTAGCCAAAGAGACTCCTGCACGTAATCCAGCTAGTTCTTCGTTTTGTTGTAGCTTTTCATCGTGTTGTTGATCGTTCATCATAGCTCTCATAGTGTCTAAATCAAGTCTTGCTTCTCTATTCATAGCTTGTTCTTGATCATTTTTAGCTTTTATGTCTAATTCACGTGATTTTAATTTTAATAATGGATCACCACCTACTTCAGAGCTAATTTTATCTTCTTCTTTAGCGTAATCAATCATCATTTCTGCAATTAATTTAGCTTTTCTAGATTCAATTTGTGAAGTTATTTGTTGAACACGTTGAGTCATCTGCATTGCTTGCGGATTTTGTTGCATCATCTGTGGATTTTGCATCATTGGTTGTAATTGTTGTTGTATCATTTGCATTTCTTGCATTTCTTCTACAAATTCTAATTGAATTTGTTCTTGAGCCATAAATGAAATGTGTTCAAGTATATTTTTTTGTAAAGCCATCATTGCTACAGGATTATTTTGTACCATAGAGATAGACATAAAACTTAAATGAGCATCAATATGTGCTTTATGGTCTTGTCCTGGAAAAGCTTGAAAAGGTTTTCCGTTCATTGCCATTAAATTTTCTAATGCCGGGTCCATTGGTTGTGGTGGAGCTGGTGGTGGTAAAATTGCATTTACATTTTTCACACCCAGCGCATCATACATAGATCTATATGCTTGATATAGATTATGCATACGAGGATTTGATTGCGCCAGTTGTAATTGACTTTGAGCTATAGATATTCTTTGCGTCTGTGAGAAGATGTTTGGATCTGCTACAGGTAATATATCTATTCTTTCATCAAAGTCTTGAACTTTAATTTCTCTTCTTGCACCAGGTACATCATAAGGATAAACCGGTGGTAGATAAGTTTTAAATACTTCTGCTAATAATTTAAATTCTTGTTTAAGTCCTACATAAATTCTTTTATGAATAGCTGACATTACCCGCGATCCACGTTCCAATAACGCTACTGTCGTACCGACGGCGGCTTGTTGGTTCATATCACCCACTTGCATATCTGCGATGGCCGCGAAACGCTGGCCGGCGTTTACTACGATACCCATTAATTGTAATAATGTTTGATCTGGACCTTTAAAAGGTAACGTCATAAATTGATCTTTAATATTTCCACCAGGTGCATCTACATCTCTAAACTCACCAGGTTGTAAAGGTTGTGCATCATCTCTAACTCTTATACCTCTAGATTTAAATCCGGCAGGTAAATTAGATAATGTTCCTGCATCAAGTAATTGTCTTAACGCAGCTGTAGCAGTTCTAGTTAAACCACCAATCATATGGATTAAACCAAAGCCATAAAAACCTGTGCCAGGTAAAAATTTAAATTGTACAAAGTAATTTATTTTTCTTCTTAAAGGATCTTGAGGATTATAATTTCTTCTAATAGATAAAACTTTTTGACCTGCTTGTGCAACCGTTACAACATAAGGAAGTTTAATTCCTGTTGGTTCACCGTCTTCACCCATATCTTCATAGCCTTCTAAATCTAAATTAGTATGAACTTCATAAAGTGTATATTGATCTTCTTGACCATCTTTAGAAATACCTTCAAGTTCTAATTTTTTATCTTCTAATTGATTTTCAGTTACAGGAGGTTGTCCTAATTCTATATCTCTATAAAAACCATTTACTTGTTGTTTTCTTAATTCATTTTCAGAAATTTTAATTGTATGTATCACAGCCTCTGCATCTTCTAAAGAGTTTGCAGAGTAAGGTACAATTAAATCATCTGCAGGTACAAATTTAGAAACGGCTCTACCTAAAAGAGAGTCATAATAAACTTTCTTAAAGGTAGATCCGGATAGAGGGAGGTAGAAAAGCATTTGATCAAACTCGGGTTCATATTCTTTCATCTGATCCATAATTTGATAATTCATAAAATCTTTAACACGTTTAGATTGTTCTTCTTTAGCAACATCAACGGCTCCCATAATTTGTGTTCTAACGGGACCATCTGCTGGTAGTAATTCTTTGTAAGCTTGTGCTTGAAATTGTGTAACCGCTTCAGCAAGCACAGGGTGATTAACACCTGATGCACCTCTAAAAGGTTCTGTTCTTCGTTCA